ATCTACCATGCCTTTTGAGATAACGCTCTCTTGCACGTTGAGCAATTTCATTTACGTCTATCAAGCGCACATCTCGGACATGTCTGTAGCTTCTTACCTAGCCTTGGTATGTTACCCGGTGGGTATATATTATAATCCCGCACATAAAAACGTGGATTCACTTTTTCCCACGTACACCTACACTTATCACATGCCTTTATTTCTTTATCTACTATGATTTTTCTACCGCGATTTTCTTTATATCCTATTTGTATCATTGATTACCTCTTTTACTTTGCTTGTTATATCTTTTTCATTGCCATTCATGTCGATATATGCCCCAAAAAACACATCACTGTTTTTTCTACATTTCATAAAATCCCGCATCTTATCGCACAAATCGTTTAGCTTAAATGCAGTAAACACCGCATCTTCCCATTCACCTTGGTCATTATCATAGTCCACACTTCCAGCGTAATATGGTTTCATCAGCTAAACTCCGGGAATCGCTCATAGCTATAAAACCACTTACGACCTTTGCTTTGATTGTTCTTGCCTGTAGATAAGGCCAGTGTAAGATGATGCGTATTTTCATACGGCACATACGCTATAATATCTTTTGGCACAAAATACACCGCCACAACATCTACTTTATTAGTATTTTTATATTTACCAAGGTTGACTTCAATACTGGTGCGTCTTTTCATCTCACTTACGCACTTCACTTGCACACGCTGCATTGTGCCATTATGCATTTCTACCACTATATCCACACCAGAATCCACTAATGGCAAAAAGACATTATAATTTTGCAGTAACAAATCTTTCTGCACCGCAATCTCGCCAATCTTTCCTGTATGAATGCTATGCATTGCGCCAGAAAGATTGTAAAGGACGTAACTGAGCGGACTCTATCGTATACATATTGCCATACCCAGTGTCTTTTATATTGGATTGGTGGATAAAGTTTTCAGCTGCAACGCCACCAATAATTTCACAATCTGGTAGATCAATAT